CGCAACGTCCCGTGCACGACGCTCCTTCTCGGTGGCGAGTTCAGCCACGTACTTCTTCTCGTGCTGTGGGCCGGTCGCTTCGAGATAGGCGTGCGCGAATGCCTTGTCGTATTCGTGGTCTGCCTCGAGGTACGCCTTGTACGCGTTACCGCACACGATGACGCCGTTCGCGATCCGGGCCGCGCACTCGCGGATAGCGGCCTCGATCTGGGCCGGGTTGTAGTCGGTCATGCTCGGCCCGCCATCTTCTTGTAGTGGGCGGTGAGCTTCCGGATCGCGGCGACGTTGGTGGACTTGCCGATATCGCCGTTACCGTCGGCAGCGAACCGGTCCGCGGCCTCTCCCGGCTCGATGTCGATCTCCTTCAGCAGCGCCAGCAACTCCTGCCGGGCAGCCGTGGCCGGATCGACGACCGGAGCCGCAGTCATGGCCGGCGCGTCCTCCGCGCGATGGAGATCGCCCTTGTGCCAGAGGTCCAGGGCCACGCCGTATCGCATGCTGGCGTTGCGGATCGCGTCGCCGATGGCTTCCTTCACCGCGTCCCCGCCGCGCTTGCCCTGGGCGTCGCCGTACCCGATGCGGGTCAGGCCGCAGACGGTCAGCTTGATCCACAGCCCGCCGTTGTTGTCGAACTTCGGCAGCCCGTCCGCGTCCCGCGCGAGAGGCTCCCAGCTCCACTCGATGTCGGTGTCGAGCAGCCGATCGGTGACAGCCGCATGCCCCACATAGTCGACGTGGAACGCGGGCTGTCCATGATTACCGCCGCACACCTTGCAGTCGGCCTTCGGAGAGTCCTTCCGATATGGCTTGGGCAGCTTCCCGATCTGGTTGTCGTCGAACGGAACCCGGAGCTTGTCCAGTCCGGCCTTCGCGTCGGTCACAGCAGGGCCTCCTCGGCGTCGATGCGCGCCCACTGGGGCATGCGCATCACGTTGATGTCGGTGCCGTAGCCCGGCCATTCGTCGGTGGCCGTGCATTCGGCGAAGGTTTCGATGCCGCGGTCGACGAGCCGGTCGGCGAGTTCCACATCCCAGCCGTCGTTGATGTGCAGCGACATCAGGTATGGCGGTGTCTTCTCCTGGGCGAGGAAGATGAACTCGGCCACCTCGATGCCGAGGGCGCGCAGTACCCGCCGGTACACGGATTCCTGGATCGGATAGCCGTACTTGGCGGCGCTTTTCGCGAACGCGCGCGGTGACGCGTCGGCAGTCGTCTTGTAGTCCACGACCGTCCATAGCCCGTCCGGGCGCTGCTTCATGTAGTCCGGGCGGGCACGGATCTTCGTCCATGTCGACGCGTCGATCGCATAGGCGCTCACCTCCGGGAAGCCGCCGTCGAGCAGCTGCGCCACCTCGGGAGTGTTGCGGACTACCTCACCCATGCCGCGGACCATCTCCACGCCGGCGGTCAGCAACGGCACCTTGCCCTCCGCGTACGCGGCGTCGCGGGCTTCGCGGGCGGCTTTGGTGCGCCAGTCGTCGGCCTTCACTTCCACCACTTCCAGACCGGTGCCCAGGACTTCGGCGTGCGCGGCGTGGCCCTCGTCGAAGTAGGACTTGTGTTCGCTGCCGTTGTCGAGCTGGTAGCGGAACCGTGCCGGACCGCCGGGTTTCAACAGCTCCCGGACACCGGAGGACGACAGCCAGTCCGTGTCGGCGTGGTATTCGAGATCAGTCAGCGTGTAGTGCAGGCCAGGGCTACGAGCCATCGGAGTCCTCCTGGTCGGTGCGCTCGTTCCTGACGAGGCAGGGGTGAATGAGGTTCGGGGAGTGGACGCAGGCGCGTTCCCAGCACTCCTCGGCGAAGTAGTCGGTGATCCAGCAGACGTGGTGGTTCACGCCGGGCTCTTGATGAAGTCGCCGATCACGTCGCCGTCGGCTTGCCCGCAGGTGAAGGTGTTGCCCGGTCCGGTCTCGTCGTGTACCTGGATGCGGACACGGCCGTCGGGGTCGTGCTCGATCACCAACTCCGCGTAGCCATCCCGGCCGCGCAGACGTGGACCGTTGATCGTCAGGCGGCTCATGACACCGCCGTTTCCACCTGCTGCCGACGGTGGGCCTGGTAGCAGCGCTCGCAACGGCCCTTGCCGCCGTAACGCACCCCACGCCAGTTCGGGTCCCGGCGGCTACCGATCGCCTCACTGCACGCGATGCAGCGACCGGGATTGGGGTTCAACTTCTGCGTCTGCTTGCGGGACACACGCTCGGACGGGACCGGCACCGACAGCAGCGCGGCCTCGATGGTGCGCGTCATCAAGTCCCGTGGGCGGATCGAACGTCCCGACAACTCCACCTGATCCTCCGGTGCGCCGTCGTAGATCAGGGCGTTGAGCGTGTGCAGCGAGATGTTCGCGGCCCGAGCGATTCCCGGGTTGGTCATGCCCATATCCCAGAGCTGCCCGAGGTGGGCGATCGCCTTGCCGGAGGGGGTGTAGTCGTCGCTGTGCCGGTTGTGGCGGTGGGAGATTCGATGGCGCGAGGTGATCGGCCCGGCGATAGCCTTGAGTGGGGCCAGCTTGGCGCCGCGCCACACCGGGGTGTCACCGAGGTAGACGCCGGCCCACACCCCGCACACGCCCGATTTCTGCGCGGTGAGCAGAGCGTCGGTGGCGCACATCTTCAGCACCGGGCACTGCTCGCACAAGTCGATGGCGTCCCGGACGCTTGCCCTGCGTTCGGTGCGGTCGGGGTAGAACTTGTGCAGCGGTTGCCCTTTGCACTTCGCTTGTTCGCGCCAACTCATCACAACACCTCGTTCTCGCGGTCGATCTGCCTGTCGCGGGCGCGATCCCACTCGGCGCCCTCGTCGTAATCCCCGTCCTCGTCACACACGCGCACCACCCCGAAACCACGACTGCGCTTCGAGCGCGAACGCCAGCTCGTGCTCGGCCTCCAACTCCGGATCCGGGGCGGGCAGGCGGTCGTGGGCTTCCTGGTAGGGCTGCCACCACGGAGCTTTCGGTTCACGCATTGGCCTGCTCCTTGCCGACGTAGCGGACATGCAGGACGCCCAAGCGGCTGATGGCCTCGAACTCGCCGCCGCTGAACCGCATGTCGGCGCCACGGTTGATGCGGGACGCGACCGTGTAACCAGTGATCTCGTTGATGCTGTTCGGCCACTGCCCCCACTCGCCGGGGTGGGCGCGGAGGTCTGCGGCGAACTGGTCGAGGCGTTGGGATTTGACGTTGGGCTTTCGTTCCGGGAGATGGCGCACGTACGTGAAGTCCGGTGCGGGGATTGCGGCTACGGCGGTCTCTTCGCCGACGTGGCGGACGATGTAGCCGAACCGGCGGGCGATGATCGCGTCCAGGCGGTCGGCGAGTTCGCCGGCGTGCCAGAGGCGGATGTCCTTCGACAACTCACCCAGGTCCGCGACCACGGCGACGATGTCCACCTCGGAGAGCAGAGGATTGGCTGCGCTCATCGAGTGGCCTCCTGGTCGATTTCGCTGGGGCGGGTCATGTCGTTGATCTCGCGCCTCATCGCTCGCATGGTCAGCAACTCAGCGAGCGCGAGCAGGATTTGTTCCTCCGGCACTCGCTCGATGGCCGCGATGCCATCCCGTTCACGCCCCTGGACGATGTCGGTCAGCTCGGCGTCAGTCAGAAACGGGACCTTCGGCTGCCGTTCTCGGGTTTCGTTGTTACCCATCGGGTAAGCTCCTCGTATCTCGGGTTAGGTACCGGGGCGAGCAGTCATCTCGCCCCGGCGCACTCGTGTTCAGGGGTTACGCCGCACTCGATTTCGTGGCCTCGTAACGGGCGCGCTGCTTGCGGCGCTGCGCGGCGTCGGCGCAGAAGTCGTTCATGCGGGCGGCGGTGCCGAGCCCGAACGCCTGCGCGATGCAGTCGAGTTCGTGGTCTGTCGGGATCGAGCCGTCCTTGAAACGGATCGCCATCGGTCAGCCCTCCCGCTTCGCGGCACGCAGGCACGCGGCGCACTCGGCGCGACCGTCGACGATGTGCCATTGCGCGGACCAGGTGTAGGCGCGGGCCCGGCCACAGACCGCCGCGACCTCCTCCTGGCGCCCGAACCCGCTGTGCTGGTCCTTCTCGATGACCAGCGGGACCAGGTGCAGGACGCGACCGTCGTGCGTTCCGGCCCAGGTATGGCCTTCGCGTTCCGGCCGCGGCTCTACTCCCCACTTCGGGGCGTGAGGGCAGTTGTCGGCGATTCGCGTGTCCGCGTTCCGCTTGATCTGCACGGTGTACCCGAGCTTTTCGTCGCGGCGGCGGACCGCTTTCGATCCGAAGAATCCTTCTCGCGCTTCCTCTTCCGAACTTGTGTATCGGCAAGTGGCCCAGGCGCATTCGCACCCGCAGGGGGCTACGAGTACCCAGGTACATTCCTTGGCTGGGACAGGTTGTCCGTCGACTTCGAAGTAGGTGGTGACTGCCATCGGTCAGCCCTCCATCGGGGCGGTAGTGTTCGGGGTGGACATCACTTCTCCTCGTGATGAGTGGTGTTCAGGCCCGGCGAGCTAGGACCTCGCCGGGCCGCTTACGTCAGTGCTCGTCTTCCCAGGGGGCGCGTTCGTCGGCGTAGTGCCAGTCGTCCCAATCCGTCGCCGCCGGAACCGCTTTCGCCTGCGGGTGCAGGTGCTGATGCAGGGCTTCCTCGAACGCCGCGAACATGCGCCGCCCCAACCCGACCGCCGCGCTCACGACTGATCCCCCTTCAGGTCACCGAGAACGACGCGGGCGAAGTCGCCCTCCGAGATCTCTCCGGGAACGAAGCCGCGACCGACCACGCCGATACCCGAGGGGACCCAGCCGGCGGACACCAGGCCCTCGGCCTCGTCGCGGGTCAGGCGACGCGGATAGTCGTCCGAGCACAGATGGGCGACCAGACCCTCACGGTCAGCGAAAACCGGCGTGACAGGCGATCCTTCGGACACCGTCTCCCACAGCTGCCAGCCCTCGCCGGTGGGCGGCTCCTCGGCCTCCCACGCCTCCGCTTCAGCGCGCTGGCCCGGATAGGCTTCGACGCTTCCGTGGCCGTTGCAGGCAGGACACCAGCCCCACTTCTCTGGAAGTCCAGCCGCTCGTACCAGGCCGCGAGTGATAGCTTCGCGGTTCTGCGCGAATCGACCGCGCTCGATCGTGCGCCGGAACTCGTACGGATCGTCCTTCACGAGAGCCTGTGCGAACTCGACGATGTCCGCCGACGGGCGCACCACCCGGTAGTCCACCCAAATGCCTTGGCGGGCGATCTCGTCCTCGCGATCCACTGGCGGGTAAGTGTCCTTCTCCAGCCACGGGTGCATCGGTTTCCCTGCAGCGTTTTCATCGACATCCGCGATGAGCTGATCGATCATCAAGCCGATGCGCTCGATCCACTGATGCGCCGGGGTCGAGCCGCGACCGAAGCAGTCCTGGCAGCGGTTCTCCCGGAACTTGTCCGGCGTCAGGTAGCCGTGCCACACCTCGTTCAGCGGCCAGTCGAAGTCCAGCGGCACACGCCGCACTTCCCTGCTCATGCCGGCACCGCCTCCGGGTAGCCATGGATGATCGCCAGCAGATCCCCACCGATCTCCCGACCCCGGCCACCCGACTCGATCAACGACTGCAGGTAGGTGGCCCGGAACAGGTCCGGCATCGTCGCGAACGTGCGACCCACCGTCCACTCCGTGCTCCCCGCCGGAGAGGTCAGCAGCGCACCCAGGTAGCGCAGGACCTCGTCCATGCGGGCCCGGTACTCGGCGGGGGTCATGCCGTCACCTCCGGTTCGGCGAGACGGCCCAGAGTGCGAGCGGCAGCCTTGTATTCGGGTGACTCGGCGGGGTCCTGGGTGATCATGTCGATCAGCAAGGTCCACGCCCGGTCGTCGTCGGCGGTGGCCAGGTCTTCGCCGAGCTTGTGTTCGGCGGAATCCGTTGGGGCGGAAAGCAGTTGCTTCACGCACTGCTGCCAGCCCGGAGAGGTCACGGACATTTGGTATGCTTCTCTCTGTTCGTCTGTTCGGACATTCATTGGCGAGTGGGGCTACTCGCCGATTCCCCCGGCTTCTGCCGGAAGTTTGGGAACGCCCTCCGCAGTCGCGGTGTCACGTGACAGCGCGGAGGGCGTGTCCTCACCACACGGAGCTGTGTCGGCTTGTGGTGAGGAAGAATTCGCGCAGTAGCATCCGCATCGCGATGAACGCGGATCGGTCTGGCCGGTTTCCGCAGCGTGCTCGACGTCTTCGTCGTCAGCCCAGGTGTGCCACCGCGGAGGGTCGTAGTGCTCGCCGAACTGGCATGGCCAGCATCGCGAGTAGCACAGTCGATACTCGTCACCAGATGTCGTCATGACGCCTCCGGCAGATGTATCCGTCATCGGTGGCGGCGATGTCGTCTCCGGCTTCGATAGGCTTGGAGCACAGTGCGCACCGACCGTCGTACTTCGCCGTGAACCAGTCCAGGGGTGGCGGTTTCGGGAGATCCTGCTTCCGGCAGTGCGCACACCACGCCTTCGGCATCTCGGTCAGGTCGCACAGTTCGTCGCTCATCGCTGCACCTCCCCGGACGTCCCCGGGAGCGCCAGCAGCCCGCCAGCCGCATCAACCGGGGACGACCCACCCTCGACAGCGGGCGATCCACCACCGAGGAGACACAGGGACGCGATCGCCCACAACACCAGGCCCGCAGCCACACCCGCCGCGACCGTCAGGATCGACACCAACGCCGCGAACAACGCATAGTCGGAGATCCAGTGATCGCCGTGGAGGGCGAACGCGAGAACGATGGAGTAGCCGGTGACCACCAGCAGCTCGAAGCCGCGCTCTCGGGCCGTGCGGAGTACGGGGTTCATGCCGCACCGCCCCGACCGTCGAACGCGATCTCCCAGATCCATGCCGGATAGGAGTTGACCTCGCCGTACAGGGCGTGCGGAACCTTCACGGCGTCGATGCCGTGCGCCTTCGCGATCGAGGACGCCTGCCGCCCAACTTTGTTCAGAAACTGAGTCGAGGTGTTGTCGACCTTCATCAGCCGGGCGTAGCCGAGCGCGGAGTACCAGTCGTGGCGGCCCTCGATCGCGTCGAGGCGGGCGTCGGTCTTGGTCGCGATCGCCTTGGCTTCCTCCGCCATGCGCTGCGTGGCTTCGAGCTGATCGATCTGCGCGCGCATCAGGTCGAACACCGTCGCGGCACTCGGCGCCGCGGTCGCAACCTCAGCCTTGCGCGTCTGGGTGGCGAAGTATGCCTGCGCGGCCGCCACTTCCGACTTGTTCGGGTCACCGTTCATTGCCACCAGGTAGGCGGCGAAGCGAGTCAACTCGAAGTCACTGCCCTGCTTGGTGCCGGAGATCTTGCGCGATCCCGCAAAATTGCTGGCCAGGTCGTAGCCCTGGTTCACCGCGGTCTGCCTGGCGCGCTCGACCGGAACCGTGAAGTTCCGCCACGACGAGTAACCCATCAGCGGCATGAGGTCGCGCGCCGACCAGAACTCGGAACCGTCAGCCCGGACCTGCCGAATCGCGTCGAACGGCGAGGTGGCGGGGATCAGTTCGGCACTCATGCCGCTTCACCCCGCTTGCGGATGTCGGCGGCCTGCCGTGTCCGCCGCGTGCGATCGAACGCGCGCATCATCGCGACAATCCCGTCGGCCGATCCCGGAGGGAAGTGCGCCATCTGCTCGTCGATCCACTGCTGATCGACCTCGACGGGGGCACTCACGACGCGTCCTTGTTCTGCATGCGCGGCGGCGGGATAAGATCGTTCGGATCGATTCCCAGCTCCTTCGCGACCGCTTCGAGTTCCTCTGTGTTCCAGGGATTGACACCGTCCAAGCGGCGGTCGAAAGTGGTCTTCGGGATGCCTGTGAGTCGAGCGAGACGATAAGGAGCGATGCCGGAGTCTTTGACCGCCCGCCGCACGCGGGTCGCGACTCGTTGCGACCAACGTGATTGATTTCCCATATGGATGACTGTACACCCATATGGACGGATCGCAAGAGGTTTGCTCGCGCGATTCCGATAGGACACGACTAGGCCAATCGGAACGCCCCCCATTCCCATATGGGAAGTGCTGGCCTACTCTCTGGGTGTGGCTACGAACTCCCGGCACGTTGGAGCATGGACTCGAACGATCGCCTCAGAAGTGCGCAACCAGCGGTTAAACCGCCGTATGGAGCAGAAAGATGTGAGCGCTGCTACCGGCATACCGGTGAACACGCTCTCGAAGATCGAACGCGGTCAGATGGCGATCGACATGGAACAGATCGACTTGCTTGCGGCAGCGTTCAAGATGTTGCCTGAGGATTTGATGGCATTGGCCCGCAAGCACGACAAGGCGCGCATACGAGAAGCGCAGAAGGCCGAAGAGGTCTACCTCGCCAGCGGCAAGCTGAACCCAGCCAACACCAGGGGCAAGTCCCCATCATCGGAACATATGGATTCCATATCCAAGCGGAAGCCGTCGGCCGGCTGACGCATCGTCACCTCGACCATCCATCCCTCGCCCGGTCGGTACTGCCAGTTTTCCAAACTGCCGCGGCCGAACATCCATACCTGCATGGCCGCGGCGAGGAGGCGCGCGAACTGCGTCTCCATCAATCCGGTTCGGGGTACCGCGTCGATGAGATTACCCGTAGCAATCAGGGTTCCGATGATGATCCAGGAGCCCTCAGCTACCACTTCTCCCATGGGCTCGCACAGTCGGATCCCGAGAGTCGCGAGATCCGTTGACGTATCCCACATTTGAGGTAGATCGTCGTTGACCTGTCGGTTCCCCACTGTCGCACCCTCCGCTACACCCCGACCGCTCTGCTCGCCGCCGCGCTGGACGTGCATCAATCAGCTTAGTTGCGGCATGGCAACAATCAAGAGCGAATGAGAGGATAACTGCCCCGTTTATTTCAAACGTCCATATTTCGAGCGGAACCGCAAACCTGTAGTTACACAGCGGATTTCGATCGACCGGCAGAGACAGCAACCGAACACCGGTTCGAACACCGTAAAGTGAAATGGCGGGGTAGATAATGTTCATCCCCAGTGACAGAAACCCAGATACCTGGCAGCAACCTTCAGACATCGGCCGAAACGTTATGTGACACCAGCCAGTCCGATCACAGCAGCGAACGCAACGGCCGCACCCGCACCCCCGGACCAGACGGCACAACCGACCGCGGCATCAACGTCACCACCAGGTTCCTGCGAATGATCTGCCGCCGCTCCGTCAACGTATACGATTCCCACCGCTGGCGAGCGTCCGGGCCCACCGCATCCAGCAACAACGGATCGATCTGGGAGGTAACCGCATTCACCCGCGCCCGCGCCTCACCGATCTGAGCCTGCAACTCCTCCACATACACCGCCACCACCTCGGCCGACATTCGCGTCCTCGCCGCATCCCGCACATACGTCTTGATCTGGCCCTCCAGCTCCTCGATCAACGCCATATCAGCATCAACCGACGACTGCCCTAGTTCCTCCTCCGCCATCAACAGCGCGCGTGCGTCCGGCCGCTCCAGCCGCTGCATCAGGAACTCCGTCACATGCGCATCCACCACAGCGATCGAACGGCTCGCGTGCCCCTCGTTGCATCGGTACGTCGGCGGCAGCGGCTTCTTCTTCTGCTTCGGATACCGGGCGCCCAGCTTCTCCCCGCACGCCCCGCACACCGCGATCCGCGACAGCAGATGCGCCGGCTCCACACCCCGATGCGTCCGCCGGGTCGGGTCGTTCAGCACCACCTTCAGTTGCTCGTGCTGCTCCACCGTCAGGATGGGCTCCCATGTCCCCTCCCGGTGGATCTCCCCCTTATAGGTTCGGAACCCGGCATAGGTAGGCCGCAGCAAGATGTTGCGCAGCACTCGCTGGTCCACGAACCCCTTGCCGCCGACCGCCTTCCATGACGGCACGAAGTCCGTCGCGACAGCCCGCAGCGTCTCCCCTGCCAGTACCCGCTCCGCCGCCTCCTGGATCAGTCTCGCCTGCTCCGGGATCGGCTCGCGCCGGATCGGCTTCCCTGAATCCGGATCCCGCACAATCCGATACCCGCGCGCGACCTTCCCGTGAGCCTGCCCGTCGGCCAATGCCTCCTGGATGCCGCGGTTCACCGCTTCGCTGATGTCGTCGGACTGCCCTTCCGCGCGGATCGCGTCGGAGTTCGCGGCTTGCCGGTCCGCGGCCTTCCACAGCTCGTAGGTGCGGCCGCCGTACCTCCACGGGATCCGGTTGTCGATGCACATCCGCCGCAACGGGACGTAGTCGTCGAGGTCGCGGTGGCCGCGATTATGGGCAAACGTCCACAGAGCATCGGCCTCACCAGAGAGAATGGCCTCACGGGCTTCGCCGAACCCGGGCCGGTCCTGCACCCGCCGATACAAGGAGGCGGACAGGTTGTCCTTGAACACCGCGACCACGGTGCCGCCGATACTTTCGATATCGCGACGGCCAACTTTCTCCTGGTCAGCGGGTGACTTATCTCCCGGACCGGACTTGCGCGTGTACAGAGCCCAGCGACGTGGAGCATCAGAATCGGCCACGCCGCGAGAATACCCCCTATTGAGGTTTAACAGAACTCATCGTGCAATAGGAGGTATGCAGGGACGGTGCGAATGAATCCACGGACCACACGATAACTCTCGCCCTGGAAGAGGCCCCTCGGCCGAGCAACACACACCTCGGTAATCCCCTGAACGCAGAAGAGCCGCCCCGAGCGTGATTCTCGGGGCGGCTTTCTCGTACCTGTGAGGAATTCTTGCTGGTTCAGTCGATGCTCGTCACGCCGCACCAGGCGGCGAATCCGCGCACTGTCTCCGACGCTCGCGCTTCCTGACGCGCCAGCATCCGGATCGTCTCGTGCACCATCGGGTGATACCGGGTCTGTGTCGGCGCAATTCGCTTCGCCACCTGCAATGCCGAGAACGCGCCCTCCCGATCGCCGTGCAGCAGGAACCCGCGGGCGAGGTCGATGTAGTGGTGGCCCATCCGCTCCCGTGGCGTGCCCGTGGGGAGCTTGAACGTCGCGTTGCGTTTGATCGCTTCGGTGCCATCCATCATCTCCACCGCCAGCCCGACAGACCAGATGTGCACGTTGTCGCGGCCGAACCACAGCCGGTAGTCGTCGCGGCCATCCCCGACATGCTGAGCCAGATCCGCAGCCTCGGCCAGGTGCGCATCGGCCTGCTCCCGCCTGCCAGCGCGCGCGTACGCGAGGCCGGACTTCAAGTGCAGGTTGCCCATCATCGACAGCGTCGCCGGATCACCCTTGGGCACATCGGATTCGATGCCCGCGCGGCTGGACTCGAGCAACGCCACGGCGTTCTGCCAGTCCGCGGCGCAGATCATCTCGCCGGCCCGCTGATAGTCGCCCGCAGCGACAGCGAGAGGATCCCCTGAGCGCGCGGCAGCCCATTCGTAGCGGTCGACCGCCAGGCTCGACAGGTCGATGTAGCCGAGCTTGTACACCAACTGGCTGGTCGCCGCGTACGCCTCGGCGAGAAGACCGAAGATGCGTTCCTGATCGGCGCCGGTGGTGGAGTGCCACGCCACCCGCAGATCCCGCAACAGGTTGGGCAGAAACTCGCCCAGCTCGGTGAGTTGCACGCCATGACGAAGTTTCGATGCCTTCGCCACATCGGCAGCGAGCTCGAGATAGGGGCGGGGCGGGATGTCTTCCGGCGGAATCCGATACGTCGCCAGCTCTCGCCGGATCGCGGGGATGCCAGAGTGAACCTTCTGCTCTTCGCGGCTGCTAGTCGGCGTGGGTCGGTCGGTGAGGTCGTTGTAGCTGACGTTCAAGGCGCGGGCGCAAGCCGCAATGAACGCCTGCGAAGCCGGCACCACGCCGCGCTCCACCTGAGAGACCAGCGACGCAGATAGGTGCGCCTCCTGCGCGAGTTTCGTTTGGGTCCAGCCGGACAGCTTGCGGGTAGCGGCTACGCGCTTGCCTACGCCCTCGTCCTGGGTCATTGCGATCACGGTTCCTATTCGACGCCACCCCTACTCACAAAACTAACAAAAGTTTTGCGAGTTCGCCCCCTTGCATTGCGAGAACCTGAGTTCAGCCCCCGATGCGGGGCTGTTCCCGCCCCCGAACGGGATCAGCGGCCCGGGGAGGGCTCGTAGCCACACTGCCTCCCTCCCCGGCGCCGACCCGCATCAAACAACCGAACAGACCCCAAGGACGCCAAATGACAACGAAGGCGGTCGGGTTCCTGGACAAACGCATCTCCTGCGCTGCCCAGCCCAACGACGAACAGGCAATCCGCGCCACCGCGCGCCACAAGTTCCTCGATCTCGCCCGGCTCTTCGCCTGCAGTCACCTCGTGGACGACCCCGCCAAGCGGCTGACGATCATGCTCGGCCGCGTCAACGCGGACACGATCATCGTCCCCTCGCTCGAACACCTCGGCGACGCCGCCGAAATCCTCAACCAGACCTATCGGATCATCGAAGTACCTCGCATCCCTGGTGACGACCCGAAGATCTGGAAGCCGCAGACTTTGATGGCGGGTGCGCGATGAGGTCCGCCGATCTGTGGCGCCAGCGCCGGGCCGCAGTCATCAAGCGGGGCGCATCGCTGACCAGCCTTTCCCCGCACACCGCGCGCATCACGCCCCCGACGCACGCCGAAGCAGATGTCGACATGCAGCAGCACCGATCCTGCGGCCCAGATTGCGAGCGTCGCAGGATCGCCGCCGAGGCGCTGGCCCCGTCGACGGTCGCATGAACGACGCAACGCGGCGCATGGGATACCTGCATCACGAAGATGGCGTGTCCATCGTCGGGCAGGACGGCTTCGCTTGGGAGCCCTGCGATCTCGAACCCGAACCTGCTGCGCTCGAGGTGCCCACGATCGACGTGGAGCCGGAAGCAGTGGTCGACCGAGAGGTGCGGCGTGAACTCGAAAACTGAGCTGCCGCAGCGGGCCAAACATGCGCTCGATCTGCCTCCGGTCGAAGTGCCGTCCGCAGACTTGCTGATCCGTGTGGTCGAAGCGCTCGAGAAATGGGATCCGACAGACAGGTCGTGAAACGCCGAAAAGCCCCCGACCCCTGTAACGGGACCGGGGGCTTGTTCGTATCAACAGGCGTCAACTTGTGTTCTAGCCAGGAGAATACCCATGCGTAGGATTCTGCCCGTATTCGCTCTCGCCTCCATCGCTGTATCGATGCTCGCCCCCGCAGCATCAGCCGATGACCTCGGCCAAGCATTCCTGCAGGGGATCGCCAGCGCGTTCGGAAGCTCCGGAAACTCCAGCCCCTCAACGCCGCAGGGCGGGATCTACCCGGATTACCAGTCGTGCAACGATGCTGCCCGCGCAATCCGCCGCCCGGGCGTGACCGCGGAATGCAACCCCATCGGCGGTACGGGACACCGATACCAGCTCGTCGTCGTCCGATAGCGTCCCGGCCGGGGCGGGATTCACACCTCGAGCGCGTTGATCGCCTCGGCCATCCGATGGCAATACAGGCCCTCGATGTAGGTGCGGATGTGGTCCCGCCCGGACAGGTAGCCGACTACCTGCCTCGCCGCCTCGTCGTACAGCTGCCAGGTCTCAACCGGGTTGCGCCACCAGTCCCAGTTGATCGGCTGGAACCGCCGGCGCCGCAACCGGTCCACGAGATCCTGTGACCAGCCGCCGATCTCGGCGAACGAGAAGGCGGACATACCGTCCGCGATACCCCGCAGCGGTGAGCCGGCCGCGCACGAGGTGATGACATCGTTCGGGTTGGCGTACTCGAGGTGGATGTGGCCCTCAGGGAAGTCGCCGTGCGGCCCGTTGATCCCGTAGCCGCGGGCGCCGGAGTCGACTGAGTCCCCTTCGCGCCGGACCGGATTGGCCAAGCAGGCGGTGAACGCCACCTCGCACTCGGGGAACAGCCCTTGCGCCTTGGCCTCCATGAACGCGTCCACGACGAGGGCGCCGAGACTGTACCCGAGGATGCCGACAGGATTCGGTGTCGCTCGGATCATCGCCGACAGCGCAGTCAGCCCAATCTCGATGGAGGTGGCTTCGCTCGGACCGAGCGGGCCCGCACCCACGGGTCCAACAGTTCCCGGGTAGGGGCAATCGCCCAGGTAGTGGAACTTATCCGGGTCGAGTTCGCGGACGACGTTGCGCAGCATCGCGTTCGGTGCGCCCAAACCCTCTCCCGTCCCGCGGACGGTGATTATGTCAATGGTCATCGAGCCGATCACCTTTCGCGGAATATGGCTCTGACATGCGATAATTGCTTGATGAGCGATGAGGGCACGGCCCGCATGGTGACGGCGTATCCGCTGCGTGAACTGCCTGACGGGATCATCCGCTGGCGTCTCAAGCAGAAGCGTGACGACGGATCCTGGGAGGTCGGCGAGTGGGTCGACGGTGCGCCGCCCTGGCTGCCTCCCAAGGCTCCGCCCGGAAGCCTGCTCGAGTACGACCTTCGGCAGCTGCGTCCACGGCAGGTGACGATCCTCGGCGACACCGTGCGCGAGTGGAGCGCCGAGGATCTGGACACCGACCCGCCCGCCTTCCTCGGCGAGCGGATCGTGGCCGGTCTGCGGTCAGCCAGGTAGCGTCACGGGATGGCCACCGCAAGCTCGTCCGCCATACGCTGATGCCCCAGCCACGACGGATGGATCGTGTCGGTGGTGTAGTCGGGCCACAGCGCGGTGCTGCTGGTGCCGCGCATCGCGCCGGCGAAATCCACCACCCCATTGCAGAAGGTGGGCTGACCGCCAATCCAGTCGTTGTAGGACAGGCGCACACTGTCACCGGTCGACGTCCGCGAGATGACGGTGCCCAGGTAAACCTTCCCGGTGAACGAGTAGGCGGTCTGGAGCCTGCTGACCAGGGTGCGCACCGACGCCTGGAGACCGGCCAATGTCGCGCTGGCACCGAAGATGTCGTTGCTGCCGCCGCAGATCAGCACCTCATCGAGGGTGAACGTGTCCAGCGCCAGCCGGTCCCAGATATGCGCGACGGAAGCATTGGACAGAGCCGTCGCGTAGTCGCTCAACTTCCAGCCGGCCAACGACATGTTCACGATCAACCGGTTCGTCGCGGCGGCCCACAGGTAGACATTGCCCTTCCACAACGGCGTCGGCACGATGCTCGCCGAAGTGGTCCCCTTCGCACCGGCGATCGGCTCGAAGATCGAATCGCCAATCACCAAGCAGACTTTGCGCCGAGATGTCGACTGGTACTCGATGATCCAATCGAACGGAATGCTGGTCACCGTGCCGCCCGAACCCGCGACGGTCGGGTCGGTGGCCGAGGTCGAGGTGGTCCACGTCCACGCCTTACCGGCGCCGGTCTGCACTGCGGTCGACGACGCGAATGTCCACCCGAACGCCACCAAATACTCCACGTTCGCGGTGAACAGACCCGGAGCGCTGGTAACCCATGGTGAGGTGTACCAGGTCCCATCACCGGGGATCGTCTGGTCGGTCGACACGATCGTCGTCGCCGTGCTGCCGGAGAAGCTGCCGGTTTCTGAGCCCGTGTTGTCGCTGGTCGACGGCGGACTGTGCAGACCCACCACCAGCTTCTTCAAGGTGGCCGCGGTTTTCGCGGTCTCTGCGGTGTCCCGGTTGCGGATCATGAACCGCCACTGCGTCACATCCACCGGCAGCTTCACCACGAACCGGGAGCTACCCGCTGTGCCCGCCGCCAGCGAGCTGGTGACCGTGCCGCCCAGCCCGCCGTTGGTGTGCCGGATCGTGCGGGTTACCAACGCGCCGCCGTTGAGGTCGTCGATCGCGCTCTCGATGCGGTTGAGATTCGCTGCCGAGACCGGCGTCGCCGTCGACGGCGAGTCCTGCCACGTAATTCGAGACCAAGTCATGGCGCTCCTGGATACAAAGTCGGAGAGGGATAGAGAGACGGAGACGGCAGCGGAGTCCCGACCACCGAAGGCGCGACCGCCGCAGCGGTAGCCGACGCCTTCACTGCGGTGACATTCGCGTCCCCGCGCACCGCGGGAACGGTCGCTGCGGCCGTGGCTGCGGCCTTTACGGCGACGACAGAGCTGCCTGCGGACATGCCAGGGTTCGGCGCGACAGCGGACGCCGCCACCGCGGCGGGAGCGATACCGACACTTCCGGTGACCACCGGCACGGCGGCCGCCGCGGACGCAGTGGCGGCCGACGAGATAACCGACTTCGACACCGCCACAGCGGGAACCGGCGCCAGTGCCGAGGCGGTAGCGAGGGTCGGCGACAGGATTGCGCCGCCAGACGTTTCCACCACAGGCGCTGGCATAGTCGCAGTGGCCGTCGCCAACACCGCAATCACCTCGCGGTCCTGAACGATCGGAAGCGCCTGCGCCCCAGCCGTAGCCACTGGGGCTACGACCAACGCGTCCCCAGTCACTGCCGGCGCTATCCCAGCCGTCGACGCCTGAGCTCGCACCGCGGCCACAAGAGCCGACGCCGACAACACCGGCACAGGTGCCGCAGCTGTCGCCCCGGCAGCCACGCCGACGATCGACGCGGGAGTGGAATGCACGTCCGGCACGCGCGCAGCACCAGTGGCGGCCGCGCGCGACGGGGTCAGGATCGCCGACCGAGACTCGTCATAGAGCAGGTGCTCGACACCGTTGGCGTCCCAGTAGTAGACCCGCGGTATCAGCCGCTGGCCGGTGTCCCAGTAGTAGATAGCGCTCGGCGCGTGGCCGCCTTGGTAGATAGACACATCACGCCACCGTCACCGACGCGAGGCCGGCCGAATCCCATGTGATCGAGAGGGTTCCGGAGGTGGTGGACACGTCGGTGCCGAAATCGACGTACATCAGCAGTGGACGCGTCGCATCCGTACCGGGGGTCGAGTCGTAGACGACCGCGTACCGAGCGGTGAGGGTCGAGGACGGCCACGACACATCCGCCGCGTCGAAGGCGAGGGTGTTGGTGGCACCGGTGTAGGTGAGCGTCGGCGACGACAACGTAGCCCCACCCGCGGTGTAGCCGGTGCCGGTCACCTCCGCGCTGACCGACGACTTGTACTGGTGCGCATCCTGATCCGGGGTGTAGGACGAGGTGCACAGCATCACCTTGATCGCATCGGACGACAGGTCCAGCTTCTTGGTGAACGCCGAGGTGAATGCCGGTCCGTACCACTTCGCGGTAACAGCCATGATGCTCCTTCAAACGGGGACAGCCCGCCGCCGAAATTGGCTGCGGGCTGTCGGATGGGGGTTGGTCAGTAGACGTAGAAGACCGACCCCGGGATGGGGGTCGTGTTCGAGACGAGGGCCGCGTAGTCGTCGGCCGTCATGGCGCGCGCGACGGATACGCCGCCGCCGTTGATCACCGCGGTCGCCATCTGCGCGGGCGGCACGGGGAGGCCTTCCTGGATGAGGTCCCATAGCCGTACGGGCGTCGCGGAGTCGGGGATGTCGATGGAGTACTCGGCGATACCGACCGCGACAATCGCCGGGCCCGGCGCGAGATCAGGTGTAGTGAGTACGCCAGCATCGGCGGTGAACTGCACCATCCACGGCGTGATCATCGCCGTGTCGTCGTCGCTGTCGCGCACAGTCGGCGACCGGAAGGTGATCACCGTGTTGTCATCGATACCGGCGATGGACTGGATGTGCTCGGTGATGACGGTCATCTACGCCTCCGCGAGGATGTAGCCCGGCTGCCCGAGCATCTGCAGGGCCAGCCAGCAATAGCCGTCGAACTCCTCGTCGGTCTGGCATGGTCCGTGGATCACGTATGAGCCGGGTCGGCGCATCAGCGACAACTCCGCTGCAGCGCCGGTTTCCGTCGCCGGCACAGCCACCACCTCGGGCATGGTCACTTGCCCGTATCCGTCCTGCACCCACACCGTGACGTAGTCATGGCCCTGATAAGCCGGGGATACCGAGAAGCACCGTGCCCTCCCCGCGAATCCTCCGACCTCAGCTATATGCACTGTGGCAGTTGGCATTTCACTCCTAGTTGAACCGATATTCGATGACGGTCACCACGCCTGCGGCGCCGCTTGCGCCCGCGCCTCCCCCGCCGGCCGGAAAACCGCCTGCGTGCCCGCTGTTGCCACCACCACCGGATTGACAGACCTGCCAGAACGGGGGGCTCGAGACCCCCGCGGCGACAAGTCCCGATTTCCCCCCGGTTGATCCGGAGCCCGCTCCGCCGCCGCCGCCTGACAGCAGTTCGATCGGGGCCCCGTTGGCGTTCCCGCCGACCTGGCCGCTGGCGCCGCCAGTACCGCCGATGAGGTAGATCTGCTGCGGCGTCCCTCCCCCAGCGCCACCGTTGTTGCCGCCCTTCGCGCCGGGACAGCTCAGAATGGTCCCGAAAGATGAGGCGCCACCGTCACCGCCGGACCCACCTCCAGAGCCGACGACGATCGGCAGTGAGGCCGGGAGGTCTTCAGCGGCGATGCTGCGTTTGAGTACCACCCCGCCACCGCCACCACCGGTGCTTGATGACCCAGCGCCTCCCGCGCTGCGGATATAGACGTCGATGCGGTATAGGTTGGGATCCTTCGTCCAGGTGGCGTTCGAGGTGTATGCGGTGAGGACCGTGTACATAGGTCAGCTCGAGCGTTCGATGATGAACAAAATCCCGTTTCCGCCGTTGCCTCCCCGGGAGCCGCGTTGGCTGATGCCGCCGCCGCAGCCACCCCCACCACCAGCCGGAAAGGCTCCGTCGCCGCCGCGCGCCCCCTCCGAGATGCCGCCTCCGCCACCGCCACCACCGGTGGCGACGATCGACGAGGGTGGCGTGCCGTCCTGGCCGGGGCTCGCGGGCTGGCCGCCGGGCGAGATACCGCCGATGCCGCCGCCAGCGCCGGAGCCGCCGAACGCCCCACCCCCGCCACCGCCACCACCACCGCCGTGGAGGTCGTAGGCGCTGGTCGAGTTCCCGCCGACTCCCGCGTTGCCGCCGGATGCGCTTTCACTGGCACCCTTGCCGCCAGTGCCGCCGGGGATCATGCCCGCCCCGCCAGCGCCACCGATACCGCTGTTGTCGACGTTGCCGCCGCACGCGCCACCGTTGCCGCCAACCGCCGTCAAACTCGATGAGCCGGAACCAAATATCGTGTTGCCGCCACCGCCGCCCGGCGCGAAGTCGGCGACACCCCCCGCCCCGCCGGCGCCGATCGTGATCGGGATCGGCAGGAAGTGGCCGGAACCATCGACGGGTAGAAGCGATGCGGGGATGTTGGTGTGCACCTCACCGCCGCCTCCACCCCCGCCGCCGGAAAACCGGTTGGCGGCGATGACGTTCCACACTCCAGCGCCCCCGCCGCCGCCAGCGCCGATCTCGATGATGTCGATCGACTTGATGCCGGGGGTAGGCGTGTAGGTGTTGTTACTGGTAAACACCGTCGCGACGCCCTGAAGGAGCGCCTGCTGGAACTGCTGCTGCAACGTGGTGATGCTGTGGGTGTGGTCGGTGATCGTCGGCAACTGTTTGACATAGTTGTCGTTGACGGTGCCGAAGATGGCGTCGATGACGGTGGCGAATCCGCCGAGGATCGCGCCGATCGCGCCGCCGACCAGGGACAGGATGATGCCGATCAGGCCGCCGTTGAGGTTGCCCCACAGTCCATCCTGGACCTGTCCCTGCATGGTGTTGGTGACGCTGTCCTGCGTCCGCCCACCCATGCCCGGGATGGAGCCGTCCGCGCCGAGACCCCACTGGCCACCGTCTGCCGACCCGGTCCCGCCAGGGAAGGTCACTCGCCCCTCCGCTCCTGCTGCTGAATCCGCACCAAGGTGAGCAGCAGGTCGAACACCGCGACGGCGACGCCGAGTAGTAACAGGGGTCGGATGATGTCGCGGCCGGGGTAGGTGTAATCGGTGCAGATCGCTATGGCGCCCTGCGTGCAGATCGCACCGATGCACGTCACCAGGATCATGACGGCGCGCCCGGAAGATGTTGCGCGCCAACGTGACCTAAGTCCGTACACGACGACGAAGACCCACGACAACGAAGCCAGTATGACAAGAATGACGTTGCCGACCAGATCCCGATCCGGCTCGAGAACCAGCGCCGCGGACCCCGCAGCTGTTGCGGACACCAAAAGGGCGACCCTCCTCATGCGCCTGCCACCTTTCGTCTGAAGGCCTCTTCGATGGACTCCCCGAAATGGTTGCGGCGCAGGACATATTCCAGTTCTGCGTGCAGGTGATTGACAATCGGCCATTGGTCGCGGACTTGCCGCAACTCATTTGTGGCCCGCTCATCCGCCGCCCGAGCTCGCTGCAGATCTTCAGGTTCGGGCGGCGGATTAGTCTTGCGTCGTCGTGGCCACATGGTCACTCCCCGACTGTGCGGTCGGCAGGGCCTGAAGCACACGCACTGTCGCGTCGCCCTGCACCGTCAATTTCGCGACCTGCTGCACCAAGGCCGCGTTCGCTTCATCACGCTTCTCCAGCGCGGACTTCAGATATGCATTGGTGGCGCGCTCGCCGGCCAGCAACCGTTCCACCTGTGCCTCGGGCACGAACTTGCCGGAAACCACCATCCGGACCAAGGTCAGGGTCAGTACAGAGCACACCCCGCCCAGGCTGAGCGTTTCCCAGGTGACCGGCCCGAGAACCGTCTCGATCACTCGTCAGCTCGCCCGGCCGGTAGCTTGGCGACCGGGGTGACCGCTGGCCGGATCAGCAAACCGGCGATGAGCGGCGACAGAGCCGCGTACACATTGGTCACGGTTTCGATCCAGCTGACGTCGATGTTGTGGCCGACGATCAAGGCGACAATGCCTGTGACCGCGACGAGGGCGGAGCGGATCAGTGCCGGTTCGGGGATGCGGGAGATCTTCACTTCTCGTCTCCGTTCTTCATCTCGGCGACCGCGTCGATGAGGGTGAGGTCTTGACCTTCGCTGTTCTGGCCGAGTTGCGGCCACGGGCCGAGCTGTCCGGCGATGTAGCGCACCTTGTCCAGCAGCTCGCGCTGCTCGTCGTCACTGAGTGCCATGAGGGGACCTCCTGTAGTAGTTCCGATGCCGCACGCGGCGGCGAATTCGCTGGGAGACAATCCATTTGCCGAGTTCATGTCGCAGTTGCCGAAAGGCGGTGCGCCCTCGGGCAGGCCGCCGCCGAAGCCCTGCCCGTCGGTGTACTGGTGCGCGATCTGACCGGGCAGATCCGGCAGCCGCCCGTATCCCGCGGCGATGACGCGCAGGCCGTCCGGGCGGGTGCGCCACATGCTGTTGAAGTCGCCAGTGTTGGCGTAGCCGATGACGCGCTTCGGGTTGCCCAGCCAATCGGCCAGCCACCAGTACATGCGGTTGATGCCGTCGGACTGATCACCACCCGGGTTTCCGCCGGACTCGACGTCGATCATGGCGACCATGCGCGGATGCGGCCCGCCAGCGTCGGTGACCATATCGATCATCGTTTGCGTGGTGGCGTCCCAGTTCGGCCGCCAGTAGGCGTAGACGATGAAGAACTCGAGCCGACCGGACTCGACCGCGTTCACGCACCATCGGTAGTTGTGGAGGAAGTTCGGATCCCGGAACGTGCCGTCGTTCGAACGGATCGACAACACCCGGTGGGGATACGAATCGTTCACGGGCGCTTGGAAATAGCTCACGTCGGCGAACAAGGTGTCCACGGTCACGATTCCTCCTCGGCCGTCTGCGCGGCCCGCTGTTGCTGTTCCTTGATGAATTGCGCGCCCGCTTTCTGCAGCGTCGCGAGATAAACCGGGAACTGCGCCGCCTGCTCTTGGCGCGCCTGCTCACGCTGCTCCGGCGTCATCGACTGGATCTGTTTGGCCAGGTCCGGCTTCAACGCCTGCAACAGCTGCTGCATCACCGCCATCTGCTGCTCCGGAGTCGAAGCGGCCGCGTCCTGTTCCTCGGCGTAGTTCTCGCGCTTCACCCACCGCGGCGGATTCATCCACGCCGCCTCCGGGTGATCACCGGCGACGGGAAGCTCCTCCATCAGCTCCGGGTGTACGCGCACGCCGCGCTTCAACAGCGCTTCCGCCCACGGGGCGCGGGCCTTCGGGTGGATCGGCACGAGCACGCCGTCGCGGTGGCCGGGGAAGGCATCGAGTACGCCGATGAGCATGGCGAGCTGTTCGGCATCGTCGTTGAAGATGGGGTGATCCTGTTCGGCCACAGACGGCCTCCTCACGAGATCAGGTGGACGCCGATGTTCTGCAAGGTGGTGAGCGCCTTGTTGAGCAGGCGCGCTTGCCGTTCGGCGGTGGACATGGACGCTTTTGCGTTGCCGACGGTCGCGTCCCAGTTGTAGGTCTTGCCGGACCCGAAATCCCACGACAGTTCCATGGAGTCGACCTGGTCGACGAAGAACTTGTCCGTCACGTCAGCGTCCGTAGACGCGATGCGGTGTCCGACATCGAAGTTCAGGCCGGGCAGGTATTCGCCGCCGAATCGGAGGGTGAATACGTGCGAGGTTTGGCTCTGGCTGGATTCGAACCCCGCGCGGATCGCGGCCACGGCCGACAGTGACCAGGAGTTGTTCTCCGCGCCCTGCTGGAAGATCTCGTACAGGTGGACCCAGCCGAGGTTGTGGGCTCGGGAGTTGTTGGTCCACTGCAGCCACGCGAAGATCGTGCCGACCAAGAACGGCATCACGATGTCGGCGACGATGCTGCCGAGGTCGCTGAATCCGCCGAGCAGGAAGTAGCCGATCAGCGCAGCAGTGGTGTTGATCGCGAGCTTCGCCACCCCGTCAGCCAGCGGGTTATCGCCGCCGACGATCACCGATACGGCGGTGGCCGGCGCCCACGTGACTTCGCTGGTGTCGACCTGGCTATATCGGCTGGCCCGCACGACAACCCATGGATGTGAGGGGATCATGCCGAGGAACCACGGCTGGTAGTACGGGTCCGGGAACGACTCGTCGTCGGTGATGGGTGTGCGGATGTCCTCGACGTAGCCGTCGACGAACGCCGCTACCGAGCGGGCGAGGCCTCCGACGATGCCGCCGCCGGTGCCGGTGCCGTTCGGGCCGTAGAATCCGCTGTTGTCGACCACCTCGAGCACCAACGCGCCGTTGCGGCACACCGGCACCCCGGGCACTGGGCATTCCTCGCCGTCGACAGTGATGATGCGGCGGTAGGTGAGGGTGAGTTGCGCGTCGTCGAGCGCGTCACCGATCACCTGATCCATGCGGTTCATGCGCGTCGCGAGGATCGTCCACATCGAGCTGTCGTCGAGATCGAACGCTTTCGCGTTGATCAAGACCTGCCAGTCGGACCAGTCGAATAGGTCGTCGTAGGAGTCCCACGCGAACGGATCCGCCGGCAGGTTCCAGAGGTTCCCGTTCAACCTGATCAGGTTGATCAGGATCATCATCGAGATAGCCCATTTCGCGGGGCCCAGGATGGGAAGCACCCGCGGAAATTGGAAGATCGGTATGGGCAGCAACGGATTTGGCGGCCCGAGCATGAACTGAATGAACTGCAAATCGTCGACGAAGGTGACCTCGAGAAACCGGACCCGGTTCTGGGTGCGGACCTTCCAGTTCTGCAGCAGCCCGGACCAGCGTTTCGCGCCGCCCATATGGTCGACGGTGATGACGACGTTCTTCTTGGCCTCGTCGTCTTCGGGGATCGACATCAGCCAGCGCGCCATATGGTGATCCAGCGGCAGCGTCAGAACACCCTTTTGGCTCTGGTTGTTGCGCCACGGGAACTTCCCGGCCACGGTCTGGGTGACACGGCCCCGCAGCACCAAGCCGGCCGAGGAGTCCGGTTGGTTCATCCACAGCCGGATCAGCGGCGGAGTCCGGCGCATGGTCTTGTACCAATCGCGGATCTCGTCGGTCTGCGCCTTCAGCGCCGGGATGTCGGCGAGAGTTGTGGTCATACCGTCACCCCGAACGGCCGGGTATGACGGCGCGGCACCCACAGCGTCACCGCGGCGCCGGGATTCGCGCCCGTCACGCTCACTGTGAACGCCGCGTCATCGTCAGTAGGGCGCAGGCGGGCCCGGATCGGGTACAGGAACCCGTTGGACTGCCACCGCGCCTGCACCGGCGCCCCGTTCGCGGCCACCAGCGTCGGTTCGTCGGGGTCGGTGTCGATCGAGCAGTCCTCGCCCGCCAGCAGTGTGGGGATCCACTGGTCACGGTCGGCGTCGTCGAGTGCCCGGTTGAACGGCGGGGTCGTCTTCGCGTAGATCTTCTGCCCGTACGACCGGTCCTGGAACGTCCACTTCCCAGGTGCAGTGGCGAAGGCTCTCCACCACACCTCCACGTCGCCGCGGTTCTCGATCTGCCAGGTATGCGACCCCGACGAGCCTGACGAGAGCGTCCACGTGTACTCGAGCGGATCGGACTCCCAGAACGGGTTCTCGCACGCCGCGCTGATTCCCAGCGTCGAGTCGTGCGTGATGTAGGGATCCTTCTTCTCGTAATCGGCTGAGGCGTAGGCGATCGGCTCGGTGAGCAGCCGCATTTTCAGGCGCCGCACGCCGTAGCTGGTGTGCGCCTCCAGTTCGAATTGGTCCTCGCCTACCATGCCCAGCGCCATGCGGAACCGAGAGTCGATGTCAGCCCATACCAGCGGATTCGGGTGGTAGATCTGCACCGAGAACACGGGGTCCCGGCGCTCGAACCGCATCCCCTGATAGCTACTGCCAGTGGAGGTTTCGAGCCAGAACGTTTTCGCCGGCGCGTCGATGAACTTCTGCGGGCCTGGCCGCAACAGCACGCCCTCGGTTTCATCGGTGAGGTTCCAGCGTGACCCGTCGCAGCCGTTGAGGTAGAGCGTCAGGTACTTGCTCATCCGAAGGTCACCAATGTTCCCTGCTCCTGGATGGCGTTCCACCGGTCCTGTTCGCGCATGAGGTGGTCGACGTCCATCACGTGCATGTCACCGTTGAAGTTCACCGAGTGATCCCGAGTCATCGACGTCGTGGAATCCCCTCCTCGAACGCCGAATCCGGCAGGTAGCGGAGCGACGCGGGTAGTGCCGGCGTTGATCGCCGCCAGCCAATCCCGGTTCGCGGCCGCCGCGGATGCCTTCACCACGAACTCCCCGTTCGACAGCCACGCGGGCACGTCATCGGAGGTGGACGATCCGGCCCCGGTCACCCAGCCGCCAGCCGCGTAACCAGCAGTGGTCGGCCAGATCTGCGCGGCGCCGCCATATCGGCTGTCGACGTAGTTCAAGGCCGCGGCGATGTTGGGTTCCGGATCGCTTTGCGTGCCCGGGAACCGCGGGTCCATGTACGAGTCGAACGTCGGCTTTATGACCTGAAGCAAGCCGATCGACGGGGTGCCGTTCTGGGCGTTGATGTCGTAGTTGTTGGCGGCGTTCGGGTTACCGCCGGACTCGATCTGGATCTGCGCCAGCGTCCGATCCGCCAGCGCCGCACTGCGTCCTGTCGCCGCGAGAACGCCCGCCACCGTGGAACGCCACTGCTCCGCCCCGCCATTCGGGTCATAGACGTGCTTGGCCGGCGCAGCAGGGGCGCTCGGCTGCTCGGCCGACAGTGTCGCGGACGGGGTTGTCGACGGTGTGGCCGTGGACGGGATGCCCGCCGCCTGTGCTTGACGTTCGGCCTCGGCGGCCGCGGCTTGGTCCTGCTGCTTCTTGGTGTAGAAGTTGACCGTGGTCGACAGGGCCCGGTTGTAGGGGTTGTTCGATCCAAGTGCCGAGTTCTCCAGGCCGAAGAATCCGAGGATTCCTTGTCCGAGGAGTTCGCCTGCCTTGCCGAGGATTCCGGGAAGCGAGTATTCCTTCGGGAGGTCGTTGTTCGCGGCCTCGGCCCGGTCCTTGGTCGTGTCCACGGTTGATGGGCCGACGTAGGTTCCGGTGGGCGAATAGTTGCTGGGGTCACCCGGCGCCGCGGGAGCCACGGTCGTCGACGGAGTCGCGGCGCGAGCCTTAGGCTCCGATACCGGGGATCCGACAGCCCAGTGCACATGGTTGCGGTGCTGGGCCATGGTGGCAGCGCCGTAGGTGGACATGCCGTCGCCGACGTTGGTGCCGTTCTTGATGTTTCCGGTGAACGGGCTATGGATCAGCTCCAGGCTGTCCGGATAGTTGGCGGCGATGAACCCGGCCAGGGCCTGCATCTGCGGGGTGTCGTCGCTGCCGTCGCTGAAGTCCGCGGCCTTGCCCTGCCCGTGGTAGTCCGCCGAGTTGCGAATGCCGGAGGTGAGGGTCATGTCCGGGAAGTGGGTTTGCACGACCTTGGCCATTGAGTCGACGATCGACGACTGGCCTGTTGAGGTCTGCTTCATCTGCGAGTCGACCGCGCCGCCGTCGGCGAACCCGGGCAGGCTGTCGCTGTTGATCGCGTCGATCAGTCCGCGGTACTTGCTGGTCGATGCGGCGTTGACGACGTATTCACCGTTGGACAAGCGAGCCACGATCGAATCCGAGGTGCCGGTGCCGGGGCCTTCGATGAAGCCGCCGTCAGCATGGCCTGAGATCGCACCCCACACTGAGCCGAGAATCTTGCCCGCGGCGCCACCCGCAACTTTGAACGGGCTGTCGATCTTGTCGACCAGATCGGCCCACAGCTTGATGATCTTCCCGACGATGTCGGCGAACTTCTGATGGATCTGATCGAGCGCGGTCTGCATCGCATCCCAGACGCCGCGAATGACCTCCCACCCGGTCTTGATCGTGTCCTTCAGGTGATCCAGCGCTGGGATCAGAATGGGCACAACAAAATTCACGAACGACGTGAACGCGTTCAGAAGGTCGATAACCAGCGGGGCGATGCGGACGATGATGTCCGCGAGGATCGGCAGCAACTGCGCACCCAGCTCGGCGAGTTTGGGCAGCAGAGGTGCGAGCGCGATGAACATGTCCGTCCAGGCCTGCACCAGTTGCGGCAGTACCGGCATGATCGTCTGCAACGCCTGCGCCAGCGCCTGACCGAGAATCCCCGCGACCTGAGCGAAGATCGGCACCAGCTTCTGGAAAGCATCGTTCAGGATCGGAATGACCGGTGCGAGTCCCTGCGCGAACTGCTCCACGACTGGCGCCAATGCGGTCGCCAGCGCGGAGATGTTCTGGGCCACAGCGCCAGCGATGGTGGCGATAATCTTCGCCAACGGTTCCACCAGCGGCGCAACAGCTTTCAAGACGTCGGCGAACGCCTGAGCGATCGTCGGAAGCACCGGCGCGATCGCATTGATCGCGGTGACCAGAGCATTGCCGATGATCTGCGCGATCTGCGAGAACGGTGGAACCAGCGGGATCAGCGCCTGACCGATCGCGTTCAGCAGGTTCCCGATCACCGGCAGCACCGGACCGAGACCTGTAGCGAGCGCGTTGATCAGCTGGGTCAACGTCGGCAGGAGCGACGTGAGGGTATCGGCGAAAACGCCGCCCAACTGCCCGAGCGGGCCAGCGATCTGCGCCACAGCGACACCCAGTTGACCGAACAGCGGACCGAGATGAGGCCCGATTTCGGCGCCCAACTGGATGAAGGCGGCGGTAATGCCGGTGACGAGCGGAGCCATTGCCTGCATCGCCGAGTTGACGCCATCGATGAACGCCTTCATCGTGCCGTTCTTCTCGAATGCCGTGAACAAGGTATCGAGGCTCGTGAGGGTCTGCTTGATGGCGCCATTCAGCCCAGTCGCGATCTGCGAGAGCCCATCTTTCAATGCTGGAAGCTGATTGCGGGCCAGCTGAGTAACCGCGTCACCGAGACCCTGAAATAGGTTCTCCTGCACGGCCTTCCGCAGGTCTTCCCACTGAGGCCCGAGCGCCTGCATCTGGCGTACGAAGTCCTGAGCGGCCGGCGACAGCTTTGCCATGGCTTCCGCGAATTTGTCCGAACCGCCCGCAGCCTCATTCGCCGACTTCGCCGCTTCCTCTTGCGCTTTCGCCAGCTCACGAATCGACTTCTGCGTCTCGGTCGCCGCCTGCTGCGCCTGATACTGGGCCTGCTCCAGTTGACGTTGCGCGGCCTGCACCTGATCGGAGCCCTCGACACCCTTGGCGTTGGCGTCGGCCGCCTTGGATTGGGTCTGCTGGTTCCGCACCCGGGTGTCGGTGATGTTCTGCGCCGCCCGATCGACACCGAGCTGCGCCTCCTCGACATCCAGAGATGTCGCCTTACCTTGGAACGCCTTCTGCCGAGTCTCCTGCAGTTGCACGACCGCCCGCCGGTAGGCGAGCTCAGCGCCACGCTCGGACAGGGCACCGTCTTTCACTGCGAGATTCAGGTCGTCGAGGGTCTCCTTGGCCTCCTTGCGCGCATCGGTGACCGCTTTCTGCGCGTCCTCGACCCGCTGCAGCGACTCCATCTCGTTGTGCTGCGACTCCGCGACCCGATCCTGGGCGTCACGGACCTGGTCGAGGTCGTCCTTGTACTTCTGGGCCGCCTGACCTGCGCCATCATGGGCTTCCTTCGACGCCTTGAATGCATCGAGGATTCCGCCGCTGCCGATCACCGCGGTGCCGGCCAGCGCTCCGACGACCGATACCGCGCCACCGGCAGCCGCGGCGAGTCCTCCGATGAGGGGGATCAGGGCAGTGATTCCTGCGGCGAGGCCAGTGAATTTGATCGCCGACAAGGCATTGAGCGAGCTTCCGGCGCTGCGGCCGCCACTCTCCAGCCGGCCAAGTCCCCGGACGGCGTCATTGCTGTCGACGTTGGCCCGGATGTTCATCTCCCGGCTTCGGGTTAGAGCATCAATCCGTGCTTGCGCCTCGGCATCGTCGAGGTCTACTCGCATCGATAGCGAGCGGTCACGTGACAGTTCGCGGATACGGTCTGCTGCCCGGCTGGTGTCGGCATCGACATCGACCGACAGGTTCGCGTCGACTCGATCAAGCTTTTCGCGCAGTTCACGCACGAATCCGTCGAAATTGAGGCTGATGTCGATGGAGGCGCTACCGGCCGAGTAGTTAGGCACCATCACCTCCTGGAATCAGCTGATCGACAATGCGGGAGCGTTTGACCGCGCGCTGCGCCTCGGAGCGTTCGCGCCGGAGCTTGATGTGCGGCAGAACCGGCCGCAGAGTGGTCGGCGCGGCAGAGGGGTCGACGTGAGCGGTGGTGTAGATCAGCTGATGCAGCAGATCCTCGATGTTGGCCAGCCGATCCAGGTGGGCATCCCACCCGTCGAGCGGCAACTCATCGTCGACGTCCGATTCGGGAAGAGCGGCAAGAGCTTCCGCGAATTCCGGGTCACGCAGGCGAGCGGATTTGTACCGGGATCCAATGGGAAGCTCGTCGATGAGGTCCCACAGGTCGAGCCAGTTCCGTTCGCCACGTAACCAGTCATTCAGGTCGAGCCGTAGGGTCTCGTGGAGATCCCACCGGAGTTTGGCCCCGTAGCCACCAATGGTGTCTACGAGGCCTGAGTACCCCCCGGCACTTCGCTCGCGCCCGCGCCCTGGAAGTGATCGGTGATATCCATGACCAACCCGACGAGGAGATCCCAGGCGTCCGGGTACTGGTCGAACTGGGCGACAACCCGCTCATACTGGGTGGAGCCCATCATGACGCGCAGGATGCCGAACATGTCCCGGGCCCGCCACGCGTTGTCGAGGGCCTCGAGGTTCCGCAGCCCGGTCGGCTGCGACACGCTGATCGGCGGGTCGAATCCCTTGTCCGGGCCCAGAACATAGGGCTCAGCCTGGCCGGCCATGACTTTGCTCGCCGAGAACGGACTCTTCGACGCCCGCTGGCGTAGATGCTCGAACGCCTGAATCTGCTGCTGTCGCGCATCTTCCGGCTTGCTGGTCTTCTTCGTGGGGGTGGTGCGTGCGCGCGGGGGCATGAATCGACTCCTACGGTTCTCCTGGCGGTCCTGGCGGAAGCCGCCCCCGCGCTCCGCCAGGACGGCGCGGGGACGGCGATCGAGGGGCTACGAGACGGTGACCGCGCAGGTGTCGGTCAGCGCGCCGAGAGTGGCGGTGACCGTAGAGCTGCCGGTCGCGACCGCGGTGACACGGCCCGACGCGTCGACAGTGGCCTTGGCCGGGGTGCCGGAGACGTACGTGGCGTCCGCGGTGCGGTCGAAGCCGTTGCTGTCAGTCACCGTCAGTTGTGCGGTCTCGCCGACGGCCAGAGTCAGCGTCGCGGGAACAACGTTGATCGAGGCCGGGGTGCCGAGGAAGCCCGCGCTGGTGGCGATAGCGTCGAATCCGGCGCCGGAGACACCGAAGTCATACAGGGCGCCCCATTCGCTGTCCTCGAACAGGGTGAGCGTCACCGGGAGGGCCAGTTCCGCGCCCTGCTGACCGGACATCTTGTTGCGCTTGGTGACGCCGACCTTGCCCCACTTGAACCAGGGGTAGATCTCCCCGCCGGGAACGCCGTCGTAGGCGATCGCGATGATCGAGTAGTAGCGCATCGACAGATCCGAGGTGCGGCGCGCGGTGAATCCCTTACCGGGAACCGCGTTCACCGTCGACAGATCGGTGTTGTGCCACATCTCCAGGTTGATCTTGCGCCATTCCTGCGCAACGGCGTCGATCTGGAATCCCTCGGAGGTGACGATCGTGCGCCGCGGCCCGGACGAACCGTAGCCTTCGACATCGCTGGTCTTGGTGTCCGGCGACAGGTCGACGCCGGCCTTCTTCTGGATCTCGCCGAGCGTCATCCAGCCGTTCGGAAGTGCCTGCAGCACACCGGACGAGTCGGTGAGGTCGGTGGGCATGTAGGAGGCACCCGGAGACCAGCGGTGCGCGAGCAGAACCCAGTCCAGCGCGGACAGGACCAGCGGATCCTGCTTGTCCTTCAATTCGAGCAGAGTGGTAGCGGTCATGATTGCTGTCCTTTCGGAAATCGCCCGGGAGCCATGACGAATAGCCGCGCGCCCCGGGCGAGCCGCGGAGGAAATGGAAAGTGGTTACAGCAGAAGGGATTCGCGAATGCGCGCGTAGTCGGGCAACTCACGCGGCCGCCGGCATTCGACATTGAAGGTCACCGGGACCAGCCGGAAGTCGGGAACCAGCTCCTGAATCTGCTGTGGGCCGTTCATCTCCTCGATCGAGTCGACGTAGGAGATCGATCCGTCAGCCCGGCGCACGGGCCCGCCGTGCTCGTAGCTGAGCATCATCTGGCGCAGGTACTCCATCACCGCCCACGAGTCCTCGCGCGATTGCGCGATGACGCCGAGCTGGACGGCCGCGGAATCCCAGAGTCCGTCGGCGCCCATGCCGCCGCGGTAGACGCGCACGATCACGGTGCCTGCTTCGACGAGTTCGTTGAAGTTGTCCGGCAGCCAGGTGACAGCGAGGCCTTGCGGGGCCAGTAGATCCAGGTACTTCTGCACGAGGTCCATGACGAGCTGCTCGCGGTCCGGGAACCCGCCTTCGTACCAGTCGGGGAACTGTACAGTCACAGTCCCCCCAGCTGGTTGAGGACGATATTCAGATCGTGAGCGCCTGCGCCGTCTTCGGTGCCGTACTCGTGCGATGCCGTGTACGGTGCGTCGACGATGAGCCGGCCGATCCAGCGGTCGTTCTTCTTGCCGCCGACGAACGTCTCGACCCGGGCCGAGCGCGCCAGGCGCCCAGTGCGTTTCGCGACGATGCCTTGATAGATAGCCTTCGCTACCTCAGCGCGGCCGGCGACCAGCGTCCGCATTTCAGGCGACCTCAGGATGGCCGTGATTGCCGGATTGGGACGAGGGATGTCGTTCTTCACGCGCCGACCCCCTTCAATCGGACGATCTTGTAGCCGGGATCCCAGCCGGTCATCGGGTGGATCTGATCCCACTGAGGCGATCCGATCGGGATCCAGATCTGCGAGTCACCTTGTCGGCGAAGCCGGTCGGTCGCCTGGACCTCTTCCGCCTTCGGGATGGCGAGTTTGCCGTACACCGTCGAGGCGGTACGGCGCTCGTCGTCCCCGTCGACGGATTCCTCCCAGAACGCAGCCTGCTCGATCACGTGATGCACCGTGAGTACCTGATCACCGACACGGTCTCGGGCCCCGCGAAGAACCTCCCACGTGTCGCCGTAGGTGATGCCGATCGGGTTCACAGTCCCGGCCCGGTCATCGAAACGGCGCCGGAGACACTGATTCCCAGCAGAGACAGGATCGCGTCGCGCTCGGTGTCGTAGACGAACAGATTGCCGTCAGGGTTGCGGAACGCTACTTGCGAGCTGAACGGGCCCATGGACTGCTGCATCTGCGTAGCGCCCTCGATGCCGCCACCGGCGGCCAGCGCGCGGCGGACCATGTTGCAAGACAGGATCTTTAAACCCTCGCTCAGCAGTTCATCGTCAGCCGCCAGGGCTTCGATGTCGCCGTAGGGTTTGAACCAGACCTTCAGCCACCAGGCGGCATCGTCGAGCAGCACGGTGGCGCGAGCTTGCTCCGTCGAGGAGAGCGTGCGCCAGCGGGCTTCGATGTCGGCGTAGGCGGCGAAGGCCATGGCTACTCCTCCGTCTTGCGTCGGCTGCGCGAGCGGGGCGCCTGCTCCTTGGCCGGTTCCGGCTCGGGTTCGGGCTCCTGGCCCTGCACCACGTTGAGCCGGTCGAACCGCTCCAGGAAGTCCGGGTGCACCTTCACGGTGTCCCCGGCGTAGGCGAGCCGGAAGCGCCCGTCTTCGCGCTGATAGGTCATCAGCCCGACACGTACGGTGCGCTCTGCCGCGCTCATGCCGCCAGTCCCGTCACTTTCAGCACCGAATAGGGGTGCGTGACCGCGAACACCGGCCGGACCGAGCTCTGAACCCAGGTAGATTCGGTGGCCTCGTCGCGGTAGGTGATGGTGCGCAGTTCCTGCTCGAACCGCATCTGGCCGACCATGCCCTCCTGCACGGCGTAGGCGGTGCCGGCGGTGACCTGGTTGGACGAGATCATGTCGACCCCGTTGTTGACCAGGACATCGCGCCAGCGGTCGCCGTAGGTGACCTGGAAGTTGCTCATCTCCTGCGGGTTGACGATCCACAGGTTGAATTCGCCGCCCAGCTCGAAGGTTTCAGCCTTCAGTGTGGCCTTCGCGAAGTCGGCGGCCGGCTGGACGTTGTTCGCGGTGGTGGTCAGCGTCAGGCCCGCGGCGTCGGCCCACGACACACCGGTGATCTGCACGGCCGAACCGGTCGCGGTGATGCTGGCCTCGAGCTCGGCAATAGCGCGCCGGTGCAGATCACGCTGCACGGTGTTGCCGACCTTCGCGCCCTCGTTCTGAATGACCGAGAGATCGTTGCGGTCACGCGCTTCATCGGTGACCCGGAACTTGCCACCGATCTTCTTCACCAGCGCGACCTGCGGGGCCGGCCGGTCGAAGGTCAGTTCGGGGAACTCGGCGCCGGGCGCGACTTCCTGAACCGATCGGGTCGAGTACAGGTCGTTCGCCAGCAACTGCGTGTACAGCAGCGCGCCACCGGACACTCCACCCGGGGTGGAGAAGATGCGGTTGGCGAAGAACTTCTGCAGCGCGATGTCGCTGATGTAGGTGTTGATCCGCGTCGGCTCCTGCAGCATCAGATCCACAGTGAGCTGATTGCCGGACACCGAAGGTGTACCGAGCGGGTATTCCTGGCTGTACGAGGTAGGTGCCATTGTCGGTGCCTCCTATTCTCAGGCGCCCAGGGCGACGAAGATCGTGTCGCCGTTGGCCGATGCGGACGAGACAGCCTTGCCAACGGACTTCCCCGAGGCGAGGGTGATGGCACGAGCGGAGGCGTTGACCTCGACCTCGGCGCCGGCGGTGATCGCGCCACCCGCGGTAACCTCGACGACCCCGCCACGCAGGATCGCCACGGTCGCGCCGCTGGCAGCGTCGAAGGCCGCGACACCGAGAGCCTTCGCAGCGGCCGCTGCGGGCGCGACCTTGAGCTGGCCGGTGGTGGTGTCGGGGGCGGCCGAAATGTCGACGAACGTCTTTCCTGTCACGGCGGCGGTCGTGAGCGCAGTGATGTCACGGCCCGGCCGGAACAGGGGGCGGTTCTCATTCGCCATGAGACAACCTCTCTTCCTGTTATGTGCGTGCCCGCGGACGCCAGTCCGCGGGGTATGAGTTGTCCACCGCGGGCGGTGGGGTGGGTGAGGCGCCGGGCCTCAACGTCTCCAGCGGCCGATCACTCGGGGGTGCGGGAGTCGGTTCACTGGGCTTGCCGTACATGGAGGCGATGCGCTCCGCTCGGGCGTCCAGTTCTTCCGGGGTGCCTGACCCCAGCAAGTCGTAGTCCTGCTCGCGTACACCGTGTTTGGCGGCGGCGCGGAGGATGTTCAGTTCGTTCGTGCGAGCCGTGAGGTCGGCTTCGAGTTGCGAGGCGCGCTCGGTGGCGCGCTGAACCTCGGTCTTCTTCGCTTCCTCGGCCTCTTCGTATGCCTTGGCCAGCGGCTCGACCTCGCGCAGTTTGGTCCGCCAGCCGGCGGCCTCCTTGCGCACCTTCGCCAGCTCCGCCTCGTACTCTTCCGGAGTCCACGCCTTCGGCGCCGTTTCAGCGGCCTGTGCAGGCTCGGCGGGCGGGTCTACCGCGGTGGTGGCGGCGACTTCGGCGGGGGTAGGGATGGTTTCGGACATTCGTTAGCCCTCCTGGGGCGATTTGTTGGGATCCGCCACCTGGGCGGCCTGGTATGCGCGGCCGAACGCCTTCACCGCCTCCTTGCCGCCCAAACCGGCGGTCGAGGTAGCCCAGAGATCGTCGAGCCGTTCGTATTCGGCGCGCCCCGCCCAGTCATGGCCCTTGCGGACCAGGACGGCTTCGCAGTCGCAGTGGTCGTGGTAGGTGTCCACCGCCGACCCGCCGCGGAACATCGCGGCGCGCTGGCTGGTGTACACGGGCCCGCGGGAGGCGAGCATCGCGCACCAAGGGCAGTTCTCCGCGCCGGTGAGCACACGGGCCCACCCGATCCGATCCCCTGCCGCGTTGGCGGTATCGGTGATCGCTTCGCGGTCGGCCTGTTTCGCGTGGCGGGCCAGCGTCGCGCCCGCCCTGTCGGCCACCACTCGGGCGACCGCTCGGTCGTTGCGGTTCGAATCGTCCACCGTCACCCGCACCCGAGAAGCGCGGCGCGACTGCGGATCGAGCATCTTCACCTCGACCGACGGCTTCTTCGCCTCCCGCAGCACCGTCTGAATCGCGTCAGTGGTGTACGGGCGGATCGGCGCCGGGGTCAGGTGCGGCATGGTCGACTGGATGCGGTGCGCCGCGGCCACGTATTCGCGCCGGCGGTACTGCTGCATCTTAGGAAGCAGTTGTGTGGCGATCTTCTCGATCTGGTCGTCGGTGACCGGCACCCCGGAGCTGAATAGCATCCACACCAGCCGCCGGAACACCCGGATCAGCTCGTCCACCTGCTACCCCGCAGCGGGAGGCGTGACGACGACCGTTTCGCTGGCCGGCGGTTGCGGCGGGCCGAAGTTGTCCTGCTCCGCGCGGGCTTCCTTCGCGCGCTCCACCTTCTCTCGCGTCCAGCCTGGGATGTCCTCCCACAGCACCTCGTCCGGGATGCCGAGCATCTGCGCCAGCTTCCCGAGGCCGTCGACGGTTTGGGCGAAACTGCGGGCGGTTTGGTCGCGCCACTTCACCTCGGACGCGAAATCCTCGGCCGATTCCTTGTCGCCAGCAATGTAGGCGCAGGTGCGCAGCATCTGCTCGTGCGATTCGCCCAGGCTGGTCTCGATCTCGCCCGCCTTGCGGTCCTTGCCCGCCTCGAGCCCCGCCAGGGTGGCTTCGGAGATGTTCGAAATGCCGTCGATACCGAGGTTCTGCGCGGGAATCTGGCCGATCGCGGCCAGATCGCGCACCGCGTCACCCTTGGAAGTGGTGTAGTTGCTGATCTCGGTCGAGTCGAACTGGCCGGCCTTGACTTCCTTGTCCTTGAAGTACCAGGTGTCAGAGGCGGCGTGACGCAGCGCCTCTTCCTGGCTCTTCGGAATCCAGCCCATGATGTAGCGCTGCTTGAACGCCGAATAGTACTGGGCGACCAGCATTTCGAACACGGTCTCGTCGATGCGCTCCTGCAGAGTCAACAGGGGTTCGATGATTCCGAACACTTCCTCGCCGTCGAGCAGCATCCGGTCCCGGTAGCGGACGATCGGGCATACCCCGATGCCGTGGGCGCGGCCCTCGATGTACTCGAAGTTGCTGGGCCGCAGATACGCCGGGTCTTTCCAGCCCAGAGCTGAGTGCGGCACCGACTTCACGCCGATGAAGTGCACGTTCTGCTCGTCGTAGAGCCGGATCGCCGGGCCGTTCATCTCCATCGCGACGATCGGCCAGTCGTCGTCGACCGGGCCGCCGGTGCGCGGATCCCATTCCAGCGGTTCGCCGTACAGCGCGGTCATCTGCCGCGGCGACACGCCCCGCAGATACACCCCGTTGGAAGGGTCGTTCGGCCGCATCGACGGCAGCACCGTCACGTACGACACCCCGTACTGCAGCGCGGTGCGATGCACGCCGGTCTGGCGGGCGTCGAACTTGTTGCGCTGCCACCACTCCCACGGCGGCGCGGTGTCCTGAGACACCTTCTGCTTCGTATTCGGGTCGATCACAGCGCCGGACAGGTAGTTGTCGACCTTCATGCCCTGGCTGAAGGTGTCCAGGATCAGCGGCAGGAAGTTCGTCTGCGACTTGCGCGCGAGCCCGACCAGTGGCGACAACGGGCCCTGGATCTGCGTGCTGGACAGTCCGCGGATCTCCAGGCAGCTCAGCGCCCGTTCGGCGGTCCAGGGGCGCATCGCGGCGTCGATCTTGTCCAGCCGCTCGAGCTCGAACGGCCTCGGCCCGGACAGCATCTGCCGGACGGCGTCGACGGCCTGTTCCCGGTTCACCGATCACCGCCTCTCACACGAACATCGCTTCGTAGGTCATCTCATGCCGAGGGATCGACAGCCAGATCTGCCGCATCAGCCGCGCTCCCACCGAACCCACCGCGGCGTCGACCTTCCGTAGTGACTCCCGGTGCTCCTTGCCGAGACTGACGCCGAACTTGTTCGGCCGCCGGCGCGCGTTGTAGACGTGCTGGGCGTGCAACTTGTGCCCGTCGTGGCGGAAAGCGCGATCGGCGACGTCGGTGGTGAACCGCTCCGCGGCTTCGGTGAACAGCTTCAGGTGCCGCGGCCACCGCATATCCCAGATCACTGGGTGCACGAAGTCGCCCGACTTCACCGCGGGCAGCTGCCATTCCTGGATCTGCGCCCATTCATCACACAGCGGCTCCCAGAACCGCTCCCCGGTCTCGTCGTCGCGGGCATCCGAGGGATCCCACCACAGCCCGAGAACGTCCCAGGTGCCGCACGATTCACGCACTCGGTGGTCGACAGCGTCACGGTCGACGATCCAGCGACGTTTGCTGTCCCAGCCGGCGGGCCGCTGCCAGATCCCGGTGTAGAAGACGTTGCCCGTCTCGAGGTGGCACCCGATCAGCGCAGTCGCGTCGTCGGACTTCGAACCATCCCCGAACAGGAACACCCGATCACCCGCTGGCGGCCGCCAGCCCTCGTCTGCGATCGCGTCCCACTGCTGGCGGGTCATCCAGGCATCCGCGGAGGCGACGATCTGGTTGTACCACTTGCGTCGCGACTCGCTCGGTGGGTTCGCTGGGTTCAGGATCGACTTCACGATGCGGCCATTCGGCCGGGTATCGAGCCAATACGAGTCCCCCGCGATGGAGTGCACCACCGCCGGCGCCGCCTCGGCCGTCAGCGGAGCATCCGCAGGGGCCTCGAGCGAGTCGTACAGCAGGCCGAACTCCATCGCGGTCGGATCATCGCCGACCGTCGCGTCGTAGGCTTCACGAACACGCTCAGCGACCGAGTCCTCACCAGGCCGGAAGGCGTTGCAGATGTCCAAGATCCGCGCGGCGCCGCCCTCGGACTTCGCCGCATTACCTTCCAGCGCGCCGGCCATGTCATGACCGCCGTTGCTGGCGTTCCAGTTCTGCGTCTCGCCGCGGATCACCAGCGTCGGACGACCGCCCTCGATCGCCAGCGGCGATGAGGTCACCGCTTCGATCTGGCGAGTGTCGCCCAGTCCGTAGACATTCAGCTTCCCCACCTGAATGCCGTAGTAGGCGCGCGTTTCCGCCGGAATGAGCGACGGGAACAGCTTCATCGTGTTCTTCGTCTGCTCCTGCGACACCGCGATGATCTGCACCCACGCGGACGGCTCCTCACGGCCGACCGGCCGATCCCCGTCCCAATGGTCGAACGTCACCGGAGCGAAGCACGCAGCAGACGCCAAACATGCTGCGACAGGGTCTTTTCCGTGCCCCTTGCATCGCTGCAGCACGCCCGAGTGGTGCTCGAAGTCGCCGTGCTCGTCGATCGAGTAGTACCAGAGGATGAACCGGGCTTGTTCCGGGGTGAACTGCCAAGGCTGACCATGCTTGTCCACCAGCCACTTCCCGCACCAGGCCAGAACGCTCCAGCCCAGCGTCAGATCCGGCAGTACCCAGCCGTTGTCCCATTGCCAGGTCGGGCCGATCTTCACCGGCTCCCATTCCAGGTCCACCGGTGGCGGGGTCGTGCGTAGTTGCTCCTGATACCAGGCAATGATCTCGGCGTACTCGTCCGCCGGGGTGGTGATCAGTGCCGCGGAGCGCCTACGCGCCACGCTTCGACCACCGAGCGTTCGCCGCGGCGCGCGCCTGGGTCGACCGAGCTTCCTTCGTGTCGGTCTCGTCCGGCAGCTTCAAGCTCCGCAACAAGCCGGCCAACGTCGCGCGATGCTGGCGCAACTCCGAGATCAGCGGGTTGATCACCGGCTGTCCCTGCGAGCCGCGCACGATCAGCTCCGCTTCCTCGGCCGCGGCGGACAGGGTGTCGATGAGGTCGGATTCGCGGCATGCGTCCTCGAGCACACGGAGCTCGTCTGCGCGCAGGTCGTACTTGCCGGTGACCGTGGTCCACAGCTTGCGCGATTCGGCGCTCAAGCCTTGGGGCGGTGGTGTTTTCGCCATGGCGAACCTCCAGGGTTCTGAGCCGTCACCTGGACGGCCGGCTTTGAAATGCTGGGCAAATGCCCGAAGGGTCGGACGCATGGTCCGGGGTGCTATGTACCCCGCCGTGGGGGCGAGGCCGATCGAGGGTCACCCCCCAGGGGTATGCGGCCCGGATGGCCCTCCGGGGGGCGGCGTCGGCTGCGTCGTGCGATGCCGGCTGCCGCCTCCGTCTTGGTCTTGGCGGCGTGGCATCCGGTGCACAGGACCCACAGGTTCGAGTCGTCGTCGGTGCCACCGGAGGCGACGTTGGTGATGTGGTCGACCTCGCGGCCATAGGCCTTGCACTTGCGGCAGGTGTATCCGTCTCGCTCGCGGATGCGTTGGGCTTGAGCGCGGGAGACGCCGCGGTATCGGTCGGGGTCTCGGGACCAGGCCATCGGTCAGTGCTTGTGGCCGAGGCCTGGCCATTGCCCTGTGGCCTCATGGTGGTAGCTGGCGCAGAGACCTTGAGGATCGGCGACGTACTTGCGGAGGTGGGACACGCAGCGGTCGAAGTCGCCGTTGGTGCCCCATCGGATCTTGACCGCGCCTTCGCCGTGCACCCAGTAGGAGCGGAGCTGGTGTGCGTCGTTACCTGGGGCGTTGGCCATGGCGTACCTCCGAGCGTTACCAGGTGCCCATGATGCGGGCGTAGAGGGCGACGAGCGTCACCAGAACTTCGAGCACATACACCTGTCGTCCCGGGCTTGATACAGCTCGACCGTGTTCAGCAGCGAGTCCGTGAAGTCGAGGATCTTCCGCACCATGTCGGCGTCTACCGCGTGGCCTCCGTCGACTTGTCCGCGGACGTAGGCCATGTGCTGGCGCATGTTGTTGACGCTGTCCGACATCAGCTGGCCCCGAGGTCGTTCGGCTCAAGGCTGAAGAACAGGGTGTTCGCGCCAGGATGGCCGAGGCTGTCCACGATCTGGAGGTAAGCCTCCTGCCGAGTGGCACCAGGGGCTGCGGAGTAGGTGCCCTCTTGCGTCTGGGTGTGCGTTCCTGCGCCCACTGGGCGCTGCACAGTGATGATGTAATGGAACTCGCGCGCCACGGTCAGTCCTCCGACACAATCTCGTGCCGCAGCCTGGTCGATGCGTACTCGGTCATGCCGAGGAGATCCGCGATCGGCACCTCGTTGTTCATTGTGAGGCGATAGTGCGCGGTGACGTTGTCGCCGTCGTCGTCCCAGTAACTGCGCTGCGCGAGGACGACGTATTTGGTGAGCACTCCCTCGACGTCGTAGTAGGCGTTCTGGACAGCTTCGATCGCGGCGGTGAGTCGCTCGTCCGCGGCGATCTGCTCCTCTGTGCGGGCCATCAGATCACCGGCACCGTGCAATCGCCCTGGTTGGCGAGCAGCGTGCCGAAGTCCTTGAACGAGATGTACGCCCGGCCGTGCTTGCCCCAACTGTCCGACCACGAGTTCAGCATGGTGATCAGCTGGTGCTCGAGGTTGCATCCGAGGATCAGGTACTCGTGCCCGCCCTCCACCGATCCGGTGGGGCGGATGACACCCGAGCTGTCGGGGTCGAACATGCCCTGAGTCCACTCGGTGCCCACGATGACCGGTGAGTGCTGGAGGGCGAGGAGGAGGGCGTCGAAGCCGAACGCGTGGTGGTAGGCCGAGAGGTAGCCTAGCTTGCGGCCGGCCTTGCAGACGGCGAGGCCGCTCGATCCCGTGTCCGAGGGGGGATAAGTTCCGGGGATCGAATCCAGCTTGGTCGCTGCGGAGTACAGCTCGACGGCCTGGTCCTCGGTGAGGTAGGCCGCGCGGTGACCGGCCTCCATGAGGGCGTTCTGAGCGGACGTCGTATTCAGCCACTGCGCCAGCGCATTGCCGGTACAGGCGCCGAGGTCGCCCTGATCCAGGACGGGCGCTTCGTGGCTCCACAGGATCGTCTTGGGCTTGGCGGCCGAGACGCGGAAGGCGTAGTCGCGGGACCGCTCGTCGTGCTCTACATGGCGGCCGAG